CCAAATGCATGCGGTGTGTTGTAACTACCACCTACACTTGAAGTAGAATTGGCTTCATCTAATTCTTGTCTAATTAATTCCCTAACAAGTTTACGAATTAAACCTTCTCTAACCCGTGACATTGTGAAGTTCCTTGATGAGTTCGTAATACCTCATTAATGACACAACCTGCTTATCTTTAACTATTTTACCTTTTGATAAAGTATCTGTTTGTTTAATTGCTTCTGTTAATTTAATTTTTGTAACATCATCTTTAACTCGTGGTAAAATTTTATTAAGAATTTCTTTTACTTTTTTAACTTCATCATTTATAAATTCTCTTAATGAATTAGTATTAGAAATATTATTAACATATTCTTTCAATAAATTTCTCTGCATAGAATTTAACTTCTTATACTTACCATTAAAGTTATCTACCATTAATTGATAAGAAAGTAATCTTAAATCTTTATCTTCATTCTTGAATTCAGAAATTACTTTACTGTCTGCATCTCGTGATTTAATTTTATTACGAGTAATATGTTCTATAATAGAAAAAGTACTTTCTACTTCTTCTTTTGGATCAAATACAGGAGTAGTTTCTGATAAAAATGTTTTATAAATAGAAGCATATACTTTATAGTTAGGGATTCGTGCTCTGAAAAAATCTTCCACAACGTAATTCTTTTTAATCTCTTTAATAAGATTATATTTTTCATTACGAAGTTTTTTATTTTGTAATTTTTCTCTGGCCCTTAATACGGCATCGACCAATTTTTCTGCCTTACGAGACGAATTATAATTTTCTTTTAACAAAACTTGATATAGTTGATTTTCTTTACCAAGTTCTGTCTTTTCATTAAAGTATTTTTTTAACACCTCTACAGATTTACTTTTATCATCACCATTCATCACATCAACTGTGATCTGACGGGACAATAATTCAAAAAGAATTCCCGTATTTTTTATCTTCGAGTGTTTTACACGTTGGGCCATAATCTATGCTCCTAAATAAGTATATTTCTTCATCTATAAATATAAAAACTTCTAATAATTCATCGTTTAAGTATCACTTAAAGATGAAGATACCTCATTTTTATATTCTTCTTCTACATCAGTCGTCTCAACAAGTATTTTTTGTTCTGCTCGACTTACTTTTCCTAAACTTTTCTTTAATGCGTCATAATGTGCTAATGCAATTCCATATTTTGGACTACCACTACCACCTTTTCGTTTATCATGACTACCAAGTGGATCTCTACCCCTTATACTTGAGTCTTTTCCATGTTTAGGTCCTTCTTTTGGACGACCACTTCCCGGCCAGCCATCTTCTGGCATATCCATTTCTAATTCTCGACTTGTTCTTCCCATTCCAGGAGGTGCTCCACCTGGAGGTGCTTCTCCACCTCCACCATCTGCCATCGCTCCTTGTGTTCCGACTGCTTCTTCACTCTGAACTGGGTCATTACCTTCCATTTCAATCTGAGACCACCTAAACTTCCGTTTTTGGTCTTTAATTAGTCCAAGTCTAACCTCTTTTTTCTCTTCTTCTGTAAACTTAAATACATTATCATAAATCCACTCTGTATCTGTTATTTTAGCGTCCATAAGACTTGAAGCAAGACTTTGTTTATTGTTCCACAACTCAATCTTTTCTTCTTCATATATTGTAGATGGATTCTTTAAATCTAATTCAAAATTAACAAGGTCTGCATCTGTATATCCTTGTGCGTATAAATGAACAATAGCAATCTTTGTTAATTCACTCGTAACAATTCTCTGTATTCTTTCGATTGTTCGTGCAAATCTAACATCTTCTGCCGCTAAAGTTGCCTTACTACCAACTGCCTCATCGTATCCAAGAAATGCCTTTGGTATTTTTAATGCTGCCATTAACTTATTTCTTAGATACTCAATATCTTCTACTGCTTCGTATGTTAATCCTGCGAGACTATCAATTTGAGTTCCACTATCTCCACCACGAACTGGTAAGAAGAAATCCTCTGTGAGATTTTGTATATTATATTTTAAATTGTAATCGCCCGTATTTTCATCCATAACAGGAGCCTTTTTCATCTTATTTATAATCTTTTGCATAAAGTTTTCAACTTCTGCAGGTGGAATGTTACCAATATCAATCTTGAACACTCTCTTTTCAGGTGCTCTCATTATACGATGTATTAACATAGCATCTTCCATAAGACTTAATTGTTTCCAAATCTTACGGGCTCCTTCAATCATACCCTTTCCATATGGTATGAAATTTGCATCTGAAAGTAATCTGAAATGTGCTACTTCATAGTTTTCTAATTCTTTATTTCCTGTCATACGACCTGAATGTCTTGTATCACCTTCTTCAACCATAAACTGAACCATATATGGATTCTCTGGATCTTCACCTTCAATACGAGTAACATCATATGCTGAAAGTGGAATTACATTTGTAATGCCATACTTTTCTTTAATGTCTAAATAAAGATAGAAATCTCCATATTTACATAGGTTACGAACCCACGGCCATAAATTGAATTCTATATTCAATATGTCATAAAAAAGATTATGTAGAATATCATGAATATTTTCATTTTCTGAATTGATTTCTAATATCTTACCATATTCATTTTTCATTGTGGATTCGTCTGAATAAACATCAAGTGCACTTGAAATAATTGCATCATTATCCATTTCTTCATAATCTCTAAATAGAGCCAATCGTTGTGCCTGAAAACTAATCGCCTGTGAATGTCCATATCCACCAGTCGTCATATTAGTATGCAATCTTGACCATCTATCTACAAGACTATTTCTTTGCGCCTGCTGTACTTTTTCAGTATCGGCAATTTTTAACTTTCTACCACCTGCATGTCTTACAATGACATTCGTGGAAAATAATCGTTGTAGTCTAGCTCTTAAATTTGTTTGTGCCATTTTATCCTCTTATTATTTTATTAACCAAGTTAGATCTTCTCTTTCACCTTGTACTTCCCAATCCCAACCTTCGGCTGCTTCTTCTTGGGGAGTGTAAACTGGTTCATAATCTAACATTTTATTTAGGACTGTTTTTTGTAGGGCAATTCCCTCTGCGTTCAACCTAAGTGCAGTATCTCTTACCCACAGTCCAATTGCCAAACTCATTGGAAGGTCATCATTGTATCCTTCCATTGCTTCAGCTTTATTGTTGTGCCATATAAACACAAATAATTCATCAATCAGTCTATCAGAATGAACGATAACTGATTTTTCTCTAAAATATTCTTCTAATTTTGCTATCACTAATGGTCTTGTTTTAGTTGTCATACTAAAACCAGGAATCATTTGTCTATCTTTTTGTCTGTATCTGTTTGTTATTTGTCTTGCGACATCTACAAACTGTAAATCTTTACTTGTATAAAATAGGTTATCATACTCTCTATCAATAACTTGTTGTATAGTAGCCCAACCAATACTTGAGTTCTCAATCACAAGTAATGCGTTGTTATACTCCACAGCAGTGTTCATACATAAATTACCAAAATCTTTGGTAGGTATTTTTCCCTTATATTCTGCTACTTGTTCCATACTCTCTATTTCTATTACATGAAATGCAGAAAAGTCTGATGCATCACCACGAGCAACGTCAGCAGCAACTACATAATTCTTGGTATAATCAGGTTGTCTCCAAATCCATAAATTACTATCCATTCCCCTCTTTTCAACTGGATCTTCAATTTGTGTATTTCTATATTCTTCTAAAATAACACCATCAATTACAGTTTGACCTGAAGTGATAAAGTCACAATCACATTCTTGTGCTGCCATTGAAGGACCTAACAACTTATCTTGTTCATCTCTCCACTCTTGTTCTCTGTCTGGATGTAAAGTCCAATGTAATCTAATAAAATTCCAATCATTATCACCTTCTTCAGCTCCTACCCAAGTTTTGTGAAACCAATTACCAACACCATTTGGTGTAGATAATGCTATACATTGTCCACCAGTTGATAGAGTACTTTGTGCAGCAGTCCATATTGTATCAATCTTGTCAATAAATGCTGCCTCGTCAAGTATCAATAATGACAGAGCCTCTGAACGACCTGCATCTTCAGTAGATGATATCGCTTTTACTTGTGAACCATTTGAGTATCGTAATGATAATTTGTTGTCCTCAACACACTTTGACTTAACCCAACTTGGTAAGTTTGCGTGCATAACTCGGATTTTCGTAACCAAGTTTTTAGCGGTATCTTGTTTAGTTGCAATAACCAATATGTTCTTATCAC